CACCTGCTCCTGCACCTGCTCCAGCACCGCCACCTGCTCCAGCACCGCCGCCTCCACCGCCTCCGGCTTCTGCGTCTATTCTTCTTGTTTTGTATCGATCTTTTAGCATTTGTTCTGCAGAGTTATCCATTGCTTCACCATTGACATTATAATACACTTCGTAATAAAAAGTTACATAATCCTCTAATGCATCTTCTATAGAATCTGCCTCGGCAACCCATGTGTCCCAATCTTCTTTGAAGTCATTGTATCCTAATAATTGCTCAGGGAACATCTTGTTTATAAAGAAATATAGTCCCTGTTCACGGCTTTTTGTAAAAAACCATTTTGCTTCGTTATAAAAAGTTTCCCAGCCGGCATTATAGCCTAGGCTTGCTTCTTTGATTAAGTCGTTTACTTTCATTATGCTCCTGTATCCACAATCGCCGTATTAGCAAATGGATTTTCATTTGATGTTATTAAATAATTTGTTTTTGCGTGTAGTCTTAACCCAGTTCCTTCCAAATCTGATATTTCTTTTATAAAAGTATATGCTTGTTTATTGAGATCTAGAAAAAGTATTCCTGCTAAATTACCACTTTGTCTTTTTATTGCAAGATAGTTATTTACATTTGATTGTGCTATTAATTGCATGGCTTGATTCCTGTCACCTTGTGCTAAGTATCTTGCAATAGGGCCGCCACTTACACTTAAACCTGTAAATATGTTTGAAATAATTTCAGCAACTTCTTTCTCTGCTTCAGGAACTGCATTCAAAAATGCTACTACATGGCCTTGTTGCATCCCGGATTTGACTCTAACTTTTAAACCTTGTGCTTCTAATTCTTTAAACTTTTCATCATACTTTGTAAAAAATGCTGTTACCATGGTCTTGTATGAATCTGATACAGTAACTTGTCTATCATTAAATCTAGCAGAATTTTTTCTTGTTGTTTTTAATTCAATTGGCTTACTGTTAATTAATAAATCACCTTTACCTTCGCCTTGGCCATCGTCATCACCAGACGAACTACCTATGCCTTCTATTCGTTGAGATAAAACTGCTAAAGCAAATTCACCTGGACCTATACCATATCCAACAACTTCATTTAAGTCATCTACTAATTCAGTTACGTGGCTTTCGCCTTTTTCTCCGTAACCTTTAAAGATAGTGTCTAGACTTACTGTTGATGTTGATAGCAATGCTTCTACATTTACTAATCTATCTGCTTTCCAATCTACAAAAAGTTGTGCCCTTTCAGTAGGACTCATCTCTATACTAGCAATTATTTTTGCAATTTGATTTACTGCTTTTTTAACATCTACATCAGGAATTACTTCTAACTGATTAGTTAAACTTTTTATTTTGCCGCCAACACCCATATCATCTATAAGTTGTTCTATGTAGTTAATAAGTTTTATAGTGCTTTCATCTTCTGGCATAGCATCTAATTTTGCAATTAAGTCATCTTTGCTTTCAGTTAAATTTAGTTCTGTGTGCAGTTTTGGATTTAAATTTTGTTGTATATAATTTCTCAATATAGATCTTAAACAAATATCAGGACCACCTTCTGCGGCTCTATACCTAAAATCTTTAAGCATTTGTGGAACTGGTATTGCAAAGTAGGCATCCATTTGTTTCTTAATATCATGTGCTGGCATAGGCTCTGCTAGTAATGTATTAAGTACCCTAATTGTTGTATTATTTGGTACACTTTCATCTACTTTACGTTTATCTGTAAAATAATTTGGGTCACGTTTTACCATAGCATTTACTTGCATTGTTGCTGATGCTCTGCTAATTTTTTGTTTATTCATAATACTTTGAATAACGTTTTCTTTATGTTCTGCAGGATCATATTTCTTTTTTATAGCCATTGGATTTGGAGCCATTGTTGGCTCTACAGGCTCATTATAGTCTCCTGCCATCCATGCATTTTTTAAACGTCCTTCATGTACTTTATCAATTTTCTTCTTATCTACCTTTTCTAAATATCTTAATTGTTCTTCCAACGTCAGTTTATCAAACTTGTTAAACACACTTTCGTTAGCAACCGTGATTCGGTTGCTTCCTAATGTCAATGCTGATTGATAATCTAATGGTGGGCCGCCGTTTTCTTTGTTAAATTGTATAGCCTGCAACACCGCATCTTTCATAACAGATGTATTGCCACTGTTATTTAAAAACCCAACAAGGTTATTTGATTCGCCTCGTTGCATATAGTACATCATTCCTGAAACCATCATGTTATTAAATAATGTATGATTTTTTCTTGCTATCTCGTATTGAGGATCAAAAGACTTTCCGAAAGTCTTCGCGGATGCAACGTCACTTGCCGTTCCATCTGTATCGTTTGATTGTGCTGGGATATCTAAATCTAGTTCTTTATCTAACACTTTTTGTAGCACTACATCTAATGCTACTTTGAAACTACCGTATCTGTCATTCTGCATTACTTGAGCAACAATACCTTTCATCTTTTCTGGATATACGGCCCAGTCAAATGCATCAAATTGCTTTTGGTCTGATTCGTCGTCATTCATTCCCCAACTTATACTACTGCTTCTATTAAGTGGTTCTCCGCTTAGAGGATTTTTTGTTGTCTCAGTATCTAGTAAATCTTTTTGTCCTGGTGCACCTTTTCTACCGTCACCTTTATGTGTTACTTCTATATTAAGTCTTTTTAGTTCGCTGTACAACTCTCCTCCACCAGACTGATGGAACTCATCTTCACTATCTAGATCTTCCCAACTTATTCCGTACATGGTTCTAAATTTGTTTAGTATACGCCTATAATCTGTTTTACGCCAACTGTGAAAATAGTTCTTTTGGTCTTCGAATATTTTTATTAAATTTAGACCTTCTAATGCATCTGTGGCATCATCCCAATGACTTGCAGGTATTACCCAAATCATGCCACCTCTGTTAATTTTGTTTTTAATATGATCTACGACTCTATTATTAAACCAATCCAGCATTACGTCGTCTTCATCACCGGTTAAATCTACCTCTTGTAAATTATTATAAAAATCGTCTGGTGTATAAACTCTGCTATGAGAAGGAACATTGAATGTTGCTATTGCTTGATTTCTCACATTCTTTTCAAAATCTTTATTGCGTTTGTCTAATTGATTTTTATTTGATATTTCTGCTTTTAAATCTGTAAAGCCTTCTGCTGTGAATATTTTATCTATTGCATTTAGGAACTGTTTGTATGCGGCAAAACTTTTCTTAATTATTTTTTTTGCTATTGGATTCTTCTGTTCCGTTGAATATTCTGCTCCAGGTTTTTTTGCTTGGTAATAATCCCTTAACATACTAAGTGGTTCTCTTATTATATAATCATCGTATGCACGATCAAAATTATGTAAGACATCTTCATCTGACTCTTTTGCTCCTGCTAAAAAGTTTAATGCAGTTTCGGTTCTTCTATCTGGAAAGCGAAGAGCCCAAGTTCCTACATCTGTACTTTCGATCGATCCAGGGGCAAGTGGATGTGATATTGTTTTTATAAATTCTTCACCTATTGCAATAAGTTGTGCTTTAACTTTCTTGTACTTGCTTTCGTCATCAGTTTTTAATTCTGATAAATGATCTAATCTAGTTCTTAACTTTTGTACTAGAGCCATTTGTGCGACTTCTTCATACGCATCATCGCTATTAATATTAACATGATGGTCTTTGCTTGTTGGATGTTCGTATCCTTTATACGGTTCTAGAAATGCTACTAGTTCTTTAGCACTACCTGGTGTAGTAATTTTTCCTCTACCAAGTATTGTAATGTTGCCGCGATAGCCACCACCTCGTAATTTAGCAACAAATCCGTTTTGTGATCTTTGATGTTTTAATTCTTTTAAAAGTTCTACTACATCAACTTTATTATTCATTGGGTTTAATTTTACTAATAAGTCTGCAAGTGCGTCTAGTTTGGTATTATCAATTTTATCGTCTGTTTGATAAAATTGCCACATGCCACTAGCAATACTATCTACTGCTTGTGGTGTAAGATATGTAGGTTTAGCAATTAAGTCTTTCTTAAATATCTTGTCTGCACCCTTTTTCAATCTTGCTAATTTTTCTTTATCAGTTCCTTCTAGATTAAAATCATCCATTTTTTGTATAAGAGCACGTTCTAAACCTTGATCATCTAGTTGGACATCTTGTGCAAATTTTCTAAAGATGCCTATGTCTTTAGCATTTACTGGTCCTCTGTTATTACCGTCTGCTATATCTCTAGATAATATAGTAATTGCAGAAGCAAACCTTTCTTGTGCATCTTTTAAATTCATTGCCGCTCGTTTGCTTGGTGCTATTTTATCTGGCTTTACAAATCCTGTTGTAGCAGTTCTTTGCTCAACCTCGTCTATTTCTACATTAACACCTGTGTTCTTCTGATAATCTTTAATACTTTGTTTCCATTCTTTGTCAGCATTTGGTTGGCTATTTTGATTATACTTTTCTAGATACTCTACACTACTACTTAAAAATTGTATAACATCAAAGTAATCTTTTTTGCCAACAATATTTTTAGCAGAGTCGATCACTTTGTGATTTGCTATGCCTCTTGCTTCAAAATCTTTTTCTTTGTTAGGATCTATTTCCTGTGACTTACGCAATAATTTAAATACTGCATTTACATAATCTTTTCTAAATGCAGACTCATCGTATCCTGCTCTCATCACAGTAGAGTATCTCACAACTGCTTTTACAACTTTTTCATACATTGTTTGGTAATCTTCACCACCGGCTATTCTAAACTCTATAAGATTAGTTCCTGCTATTCTATCTTTTTCAGTTTTAAAATGTATGCTGTTAAACTTGTCATTGCTGATTCCTTTTGTTAGCATTTTTTCAAACTCTTCGAAACTTTTTGCATCACCACGTTTCATGCCTTCGGCATATTTTAATACATTATTATATTGACTTTTTGTATAACTGTTTTTTAACCTACCAAATTCTGCTAGTAAGTATGGATCACCTAAGAGCAATGCCATCTTTAATTTGTTTGGTTCTGCGGCACTAGGCAAGCCTGCGGCTTCACCATGCCAACTCATTGTGACGTGAAGTCCTGTTGATCTGTTTGTGCCAAAGTTTCTTTCACTCCAGTCAAACAAACTCTTCATTTCTACCATCATTTCTCTAGGATTTTGGAACACAGGGGAAATAAGTTCTGCACCTGCTCCTTCGTCGGGTTCTATACTGCTATCAGCCTCAACTGCCCAACCTGATGTTGTATTTGTTTCGCCATAATCACCGGATTCTGGATATTCTGTATAGTTACTATTTTCTTTAATCCAACCCATTAATTCATCAGCAACTCCCTCGACGTCGCCACCTGGTCTACTGTAATCATAACCGTAATCATCAAGGAAACTACTCATGTAACTGTAGTTGTCATTGATCCAGTCTCCCATAGAGTAATCGCCTTCTGCTAGTTCTTTGGCTTCGTCTCTTAAATCATGTTCTTCTGCTATGTCCTCTCTTAACCAGGCTAAGTATTCTTCTTCATATTCTTCTTCTACAAATTCTCTTACCCAATTAATATATTCCCAGCCATCTTCTGCACGGTTTTGGTATTCTGTTGGATCTTCTTCCTCAAAATTGTTTTTGTATCTTTCTACTGCTTCTGAACTTGGACCACCACCACTATCAATAAAATCGTTTAGGTATTCTTCATCTTCTTTATATTCTTCTACTTTATCAGTTACTAGATCATCTAAGTATTCTTCTTGTCCTTTTGTGTATAACCAGTCTTGATAATCTTCATATGCTTGTTCTGGCAAGTCACCAAATTCGTATTCGATATCATCAATGCTCATATTATCTATATCGTCTGTTGAACCACTGCCATCTACACTATAAAAAAATGTTTCTGCTTCAAAGCCACATTTTACAGGAGCATCCAAAGCCTCTTTTGCTATTGATGTTTGATTAAAGTTTATTTCAAATAATTTTGGATCTGCTTCCTTTAATCTTTTTCTAGATAGTTTTTTAATTTTGCCTTTTAACTTTCTTAATTTAAGTTTTTTATTTTTGCTCTTTGCTAGTTTACTTAATTTGCCTTCATTTGTTTGAGAAATAAACATTTCATCATCAGGCTGTTTAATTTCGTATTCACCTTTGCTGTTTTTTATAGCAACAGCATCTACTCCGCCAAAATTATCATCACCTAATGGAGAGTCTACTGTTCCTAATGCCTTTCCAGTTTTATCGAATATTTCTGTATCTTTTTGTAAATCTTTTGCTTTTGCAGATACAAATGAACTTGTTTGTCCTGCTGTGCCTGGGTTTGCTATAGATGTTGCAGTTCCTTGCACATTACCTGCAACACTTTTAATTTTTTGAGTTAGTTTACTATCTTGGCCTCGCACCATTGACTTGGCTATTGACTTGGCCATGTTGCCTGCTCCACCTATAGACTGAGATACTCTGCCCTGTGACTTGGCATTTGAACCTATGCCAGTATTATTTGTGCTTTGATCACCTACCGGAGTTGCGTATTCTTTTAACTGTTTTAAAAGATGCTCTAAAGTTTTTACTTCTTTAAATTTCATTTAAAATCTCTTATTCAATGACCTGACTCTTCTACTTGCAGGATTCATACGTTTAGTTCTTTGTGCTTTTCTAGTAATTCTGGCACCCATTTTTGCTCTTGTCTTTTTAATAGTCATTCGCTTTTTCATATTGATAGGCGCACTACATTGTCCCGGCTTAGAAACAACACGGCCTTTACGTCTGCCTGATGTACATCTGACCGCACGAACAACTTTATTGCCCATCTTACGCCAGACCATCCTATTTTCGACAACTATGTCTTTTGTTATTTCTTCTAATATCATACTATATTAATCACTATGCCTATAATGATACTAACCAAAGATGTAAATGTTAAACCAACAATAGCAATTATCCAACTTTCTAGTTTGTTTAATCTATCTTTGGTTACTTCTTTAAATTCTCTTAATTCCGCAGTAATGCTTTCTATTCGTAGCATATCTGCAATTATGTGTGCCTCTATGTTACCGCTCTGAACATAAGGCTTTGGTGTTAGTTCCGGTTCATTCTTTTTAGGCATTGTCTATCCTTATAATAAATCTTGTTTAGTGAATTCCATATTAACAGAACTCTTAGTATCAATTACTCCCGCATTTAATACTATTCCATTTAGTTCATCTGTTAAAGTTGTTATAGTATGTACTCCTTCTCTTTCGAAAGCAAATTTATAAATCCAACCTGCTCCTGTAAGTGACGGTGCACCATAATTTTCTAAAACAAATGCCCCGGAACCGCTAAGTTCTACGGGTTCGTTCATCACAACAGGCATTGCTCTTAAGCCTATACATTGAACAACACTTTCAAAATCCTTTTGACTGTTGTCACTGTAATCGCCTGTTTGTGTGATGTCTAATGTTGTAAACAATGAATAAAATTCTATGTTGCCCGAAACAACCTCTGAACTCCCCATTGCACCACTTCTTATTAAACTCATCTGTGTCTCCTGTGTATTTAACTATTTATCAGAAGTTGTCAACCATGGGGCCAAAAAAAAGCACACCGTAGTGTGCTTTTTAAATAAGTCTTAAAAACTTAGAACGATACGTCTGCAATAACGTGTGCTGTAATATCACCGTTTGCTAGGTTGTCGCCACCTTCTACAATCATTTTAATTGTGTCTGAAGTTCCTGCTGTGAAACTGCCTACTTTTAAAATTGAAAGGTTTAAACTTTGTACTGTACTAACTAGTGCTGTTAATTGTGTTGCTGAGATGTTACCTGATTGTTGTTGAAAACTTTTTAGGAATACGTCTTTACCAATAAACTCACCTGATGTTGCCGCTCTTCTATCTACCTGTGCCATTTTAATCTCCTTTTAGCATATTACTTTCTTCACCGAAGTGTTTAATAATGCTGTTGTTAATAATATTTATCTAAATATCCAAAAAAAATGGCAGTTAAAACCGCCATTTTTCTTTATAAATTTAATTATGCTACTGTTAAACTAGAACCTGCTGTAACTGTTGCTGTTGCAAAGTTATAACTGTTTACATTGTCAGTTCCAATTGCTTGAAGTTGCTTCTGTAAAGATGCCGCATCAAATTGACTGCTGTCAACAACTGCGTGGATTTTACCACTTGCGTCATCAGTAATTTCATATGCTAGAGGTTGAATCATTTGTAATGCTCTTTCAACTGCTTCTCTTGTTGCATCATCTTCTGTTCTAAGGTCTGCACCAGTATCAACTAAGATACATGCTACACTATGTTTTTGGATAAGTGTACCGGTTGTAAAGTCACCAACACCTGCTCCATTTCCTTTTGATATTGCCATTTTTATCTCCTTTTTGTGTTCGTTAAAACACTCTATTACATTTATTTATCAAATATAGGAAAAAAATAGGACTATTTTTTGAACTTATCTTAATGAGAGTCTAGATTTACTAGTAAGACCTGTTTTTGGTGTAAATATCTTGCTACCTAATTTAGCACCTTTAGATATAGCATCATCTGTATCAGTTGCACCTAGAGGATTAGTAACAAAGCCCAACGGATCATCTATAATATCTTTTGCTCTTTGTAGTCCTGCACCTGGACCTGGAATACCGCCTGTATACTGGTTGCCTCTAAAGTTTTTACTGTATTTAGGGTCAGCAATCAAGTTACCTGTTTTTGGATCTTTAACATAATGACCCGGTACTTCTTGACTTTTTGCTTTCTCTATGTCTCTTGCCTTTACAGTAGGTGCAATTTTCTTTTTTGAATTTGCATTTTTTTCTGCCTTGGCCGCTATTTGTCTTGCTATTGCTTTTTCTAGTTCTTGTTGATTTTGCTGTGGTGTGGATGACTGTGGCTCTGATGTACCTGAACGACTTTGTGATGCTTTAGAGAAAGCGGCATCATAATCTAAATTTCCAGCATGGATATTTCTATATGTATTTACTGCTAGAGAAATATCTTGGCCAGATCTAACCAAGTCTGAAACTTTACTTGAGTCAGCCTTTACTGAATCTGATGTAACTTCTATTATTAAATCGTTTATTTTCATTGCTTATTACGTCCGCCTGCCCAGTAACCTGCTATTGCGCCAATTCCTGTTCCTGCTTTCTTATATTTATCAATGTTGGCACCGGTCTTCTGTGCAATTTTCTTTCCTAGATATCGTCCTGCTACTGCACCTGCGGCCGCAGTTGCTACTTTCTTTGTTAAACTTGTTCTTGGTTCTTTATAATCTGAAGAAACTCTTAATCCACGGTCTTTAATCATACTAGTCATAGGTGTTACTAATTCACTGCCTCTGCCTAAACGTCTTATTTCCTGAGAAAGTTTTGTTACTGTTAATTGTTTTGCGTTGTATCGTAATTTGCCCCAACTTAATACCATTCTTCTATAACTTTTATATCTGCTATCTGTTATCTTAAGTTGATTTTCTAATCGCATAAAAAATGATAGTGCTTCATTCTTTTTATCTGCACGTCTACCCATTTTGGCTATAAACTGATGGAACTGTCTTTCGTTAAATCTTAATTTTTCTAAGAACTTTCTGCTCTGTCTATTATCCTTAAACGAAATATATCTGTTGTCTGGGTTTTTAGTTGCGTATGCTAACATGTAGATGTCAGTACCATGCGTTCTCATTAGTGAAAAATAACCATACTGTGATGTTTGCTTTGCGTATGCAACTGCATAATTTTCACTGCTGTCGTCTTGTAACATCATGTATAAGGATAATGTATGTAGATATAAAAGGTTTGCTATGTCGCGACCTGTTAGATTTTTAAAGCCATTAGTTGTTCTATACAATCTTGCTTCTGATATTTCTTGATTTACTAATGTCAAATCCATCATTTTCCAGGTGCTCCTGTGCCAAAGTTTAGTCTGCTAAACTCTAGTCTGTCTACTAACTTAACAGCATTACCCGACTTGTCTACTGCAACAAATCCTTCTTCGCCTGTTACTTCATACCCATTTTCTGTTTCTTTAAATGTTGGTATCTGACTTATTTGTGCTAACTTTTTAACAATAATAACTTTTGCTTGTATAATTTTTAAATATAAATCGTACACAGCAACAATGGCTGGTACATGTTCTTTAATAAATTTAACACCTTGCACTAACTTATCATTGAACTCATCTTGTTTTGCTTGAGTTTTATAACCATCTATTTTCTTTTGCATAAAGTCAGTATACTTTTGTACGAACCCTTGTGCAAATTTAGTAGGTTGGTCAAATGCTCCTGCTCTAATATTGTTGTTGACGTGTGCTTTTAATTGTTGTAAGAAATCTTTGCCTATTAAGTCATTGCCTTGTTCTAACCATTTGAATGTTTGGGCGTCTATTTTTTGTAAATAAGTGTTTGCATCACTTATAGCACTCATTACATCATCATTTTCTTCTTGTGTTAATGTAACTGTTCCACTTAAATCTTTTATAATTGCATCTCTATGCCACACATTAGGAGTTTCTCCTAATCCACTGCTATCAAATCCAAAAGTTGCAGTTGTATCTGCTAATGTAGGTCCACCTGCATACTCCGTATGCCAAACAATACCTATTTCTGCATTTGTAATTTTAGATGCTAGTTCTGAATCAGTAGGTACTGCATAAACAATAGTATTAGGTTTGAATGCAATTACTTTTTCTCCGTTAAGAGTCATTGTTTGTAAATCTTCTTTTGTATACAGCATGTCGCCTTGTGCAACTGTATTCCAATTGAGTCCTTTTAAATATTTTAATGCTACTTTTAATTTTTTCTGTAGTCCTTCTGCAGGATGATTTTCTTCAATGTCTCTATCTGTAAAATTAATCTTTGGATTTCTTGCAAAAACTCCTTTTGTTCCTACAAAAAATTTACCTGTTTGTGGATCTCTACCTGCTATAATAGCCGGTGCTCCGTCCCACTTTGTTGTCATACTTACTGGTGCATCTGTATTGCCTTCTAGCATTTGATGTAAACTGTATAGATAGTCGACTGCTTCTTTGGCACCTTGGAAACCTTTATTAAAAATATGATCTTCTAGATGTTCTAAATGGGTATTCTTACCCTCTGCTTCGCATATTATTGTTGCAATCGAGGCTTTAACTACCTCATTGATTCTCATGATTCAATCCTATGCCTACCTAAAACATAACTATTAGGTCCAGGGTTTGGATTGTCTGCTGTTTTAAGAGACTTTACTGTAATAAAACCTGTTCCATAAGCAGGAGCGGGTCCTTCAACTCTTGCATCAATTTTTTTGCCTTTTGATGTTGGATGATCGGATGTAAATCTTACAGTAGAACCTACTGCTACCTCTTTTGCTATTTTTTGTAACCATTCTGCAAAAGGTGGAAAAGGAATATCTGGATGTGTTTTCCTACTTATCTTTAATGCCTTGCCATACTCAACTTTATTATTGAGATTGCCTTTGAAACTATCTGCATTTTGGCCATTTGCTTGTTTTTGTGCTTTATTCGGTCTTAATTCTCTATCACCTGGAGTATTAACATCGTAAGTTGGATTGTAGTATCTGTAATTTCTATCTCTAGGTAGCACAATACCTGCAGTTGCTTTCCATTGTCTAAATTTTGGGAACTCACCTTTTTCTAAGTCTAACATTATACCAGGCTTATCGCCCTGCACTTTCATTATAGGCATGCCTTCTGACTCCCACTTAGCCTCTGCTTTTGCATGATCTACTTTAGATAATTTAGAAGTAGCCACTGCTTTTTTGTTGTATTCTGGAACTACTTTAGATAGATATTTATATGCAGGATATAACTGTCCTTTTGTAAGTATATCTTGTAATAATATAAAAGAATTATTAGCACTAATACCTGTAACACGGTTCCCGTCCGGCGCAATTAGTCCACCTTTTAGACCTTGGTCTATTAAACGATTAATTTCTTGCATTGCTTCTGCGGCTATACGTTGTGCTTCTTCTTCTGATGCCGACAGTTGTTCTTCAGGTTTAGGCTCTTCACCTGGCATAGGTGGTGGCTGTCTATTGTTTGTATTAGGTTCTTCTATTGGAACTATAGGTGCTTCAGTTAGGCCAACTGATTCTTGAGGATTTTTATTAGGACGGTCTGGATTATCTATATCACCCATTGATTGACCTATTTTAACCTCTGCGTTTTTGGCAACGGCTATAAATTTATTAATGTAATCTAATAGTATTGCGCCTAGGCCTAAATTAACCTGACCATCTAACAGTTCTTTAATGGTAGCATCTAGGGCCAGGTCTTTGGTTGCATTAGCATTGCCAAACATTCCCAATTTATCTGCTATATTCATTCCGCCGGAAACAAAAAGTTTCTTAAACATAGAATTATTAGGATCTGCTCTAGTAGATTTACCAAAGCCACCAGACTTACCAGTCATGTATCTATCTAATTTACCGCCTGTACCGAATGTTTTGCCTTTTCTTATATCTAATGATTTAGTTGTGCCGCCAATACCTACTCCTAACTGATTCCATATGGATCTAAGAGTTAAACCTGTAATAGGTTTGCCTGCTAAATCATCTTCGCCTGGCGGAAAGTCTTTAATTACCCAACCATTTGTTTTTAAATCATATTCTGCTGTTCCATCTGCTGTATTTTTACCATTAAGATTTAGTATATTTGCGTTTGCCTCTACGGAAGAGTCTCCGGAGCCCTGTGTAAATTTTGCTGTAGGTTTTTTAACAATCAGTTTTGTTCTTACGTCTCTTTTAATTTTATAAAAAGGATGATCATCGGGTATTGCAACATATTGATTATCTGCATCTATGTAGTAGTATCTGTAACCAACGGATGTAACATTATCAGTATCCGTGATACGTTGTATCTTGTAAGACTTACCTCGAGGATTCTCAGTTAGGAAACTACTAATCTTCACCAGGTGTCTCCTTCAGGCTTTCTTTGATGATTTTTTTAATACCTCTTGAAAACTTTGAAGGGTCACGGTGTTTTATGCTGTTTACAAGCCTATTAGTTAAGTTCTTTGATTCTTCTTGTGTATAGTTTCTGTCAATTTGCTCTAATAGATTAATAGCACTTGCTATTACATGTTCTGCACGATTTTCAACAACGTAATCCTTACTCTTATCAACTGAAATTTTATTCAATTCTTCTAATATACTTCTATGTTTAGCCACAATCTCTCCAGCGGTATTATACTTTACTACTATTTATCATTAGAAGTCGTTCTTCTTTAAGAACTCGTGCATGTTCAGTGCTTGATCAATAGTGCCTTTGGATTCTTCATCTTCTGCTTTTATTGAGTTACCACGTTTTAGTTGATCAACTAGCCCTGTAGTTGTCATTGTCATTGCATCTTCATCGCCTTCTTCTAAATCTTCGATACGCAACGTATCCGGATTAAACTTTAAGTCTACTTTACTACCAACACCACTACTAGAACGTGTTTTCATAAACTGTATTTGATATCTGCCACGTTCTCTCATAGCATTACTTGTGAATATACCTACAACATTATCTGCTGTTTGTATTTTACTAATACCACCTGCAATATGATGATGATCGAATTCTATTTCTTCTACTGCACCTCTGTTTAACTGCGATGCTGTTACCATCAGTAAATCTCTTTCCATTGCTAAGTTACGCAACTCCTCAGATACATATTTGTCTTTGATAAACAAATCACTGCCACTTACTTTATTACTTATAGGCATCATAAGATCTAAATAGTCAATTAGTAAGCAATCGATCTTTTCTCCACTAGCAATTTCATATTCTCGTAAAAATACTCTTAGATCATTACAATTAACACCATTGACCATTTGTTTTACTCTGAGTCTACCTGCACCTTTGGCCTTCATACGAACTTTTAAATCAACATCATCCATATTACGCATAACATCTCGTGTGCTATATCCACTTACCATTGCATCTAGACGCATACTAATAAGTTGCTCACTAAGTTCTAAACTAATATAAGCAACATTAAGTCCTGCAAGTGCCCAATTTACAGCAAAGTTCTGTAAGAACAGACTTTTACCAGCACCAGAACCACCTGCAAAGATTGTTATCTCGCCTCTGTTCACGCCACCATACAATTTTTGGTCAACCGCTTTCCAGCCTGTGCTTACTGCACCTGCTTGATCTTTAATCCATTGTAATCTTGCCTTAGGATCTTCAAAATATTCTATTCCTAAATCTTTTACAAGTCCGACCTGACTTGCAGTTTTAATTTTTTCTTCTACTGTGCCATAGTCTTGATTCTCTAATAAGTCTGTGCTTTCAATGATTGCTTTTTCTAGTGCCTTATGCCTACAAAAAGTTTCAAACTCAT